GGAACTGAGATGGAATACACGAGGAATTCGCAAGCATGTAAGAGCATGAAATTGCGAATGGTGATTGGCGGTTGGACAGACTATTACGTGAACCACTCAGACGATTGGGCAGCATTTAATGTGCATGGCGAGCGTGTTAATGTACACGACAACAATCCTGAGAGTGACATCATTATTTTCCAATGGGGCTTTAACACCCTGAGGACTACTATTGGTGGAATTGTTAAGACAATGTCTTTGATTGATAAATGGATTGAGGGTTAATGGTGAATGAGAATTCCGTCCTAGGATTTGCCCTAGACCTTCTACTCAAGGAAGTAGGTTGCACCATAGTAGATAATGGCAATACGGCAATCATTGTATACGGATCGAGGAGACTGAAATTAGAAAGACGAAATGATTGCTGGTATGATTTAGAAAAGAATCTTTGGTTTTACTCAAAACCACAGATCGCGTTCTACATAACAAGACCAACACTAGGAACATTATAATGTGGGAAAACATTAATGGCGAACTTATCTGGATCGACAAGGAAATGGGCTGGGAAGAGAATGAACGATACAATTCTGTTGGCGATGATCAAGTTTGTTCTTGTGGTGACGTGCGGCGTCATGGCGACCGCCTTAGTGCGGGCGGGATTGCTGTCGGTGTCGCTGGGGGTATGATTGCGGCTAAGGCTGCGCCGAAGGTTGGGAGTGTATTGCTATGGCTGGCAGTATTGTTCGTCGCTGTGATGGTTGTGATGTGATTTTTCCTAAGGCGTTTAGGGTTAGGATTTACGATTACTCACTTAACTTTAAATGTCACAATGTTCTTCGCTATCCCACAGACTTTGTAAATGTCTTTAAATATGTGGTGTTGAAGACAAATGAAAAGATCACAATTTGGACTGATAAAGAGGTTGTTATTGCGAGAAAAGAGCAACAGGGAACGAATATTGTGATGCGATTCCTACCTGACACCACCATAGAACAGATTGTTTGTGCTATGATTACTAACAATCACCGATGGGCAGTATTGGACGATTCGCCCAATTCGATTGAGCAAACACTTTTCTAGATTCCCGGCTGGACGGGTAATACCAGAACTCTGAAATGAAATCGAGCCATATGCGAAAGGAAATGATCATGGCTGTTGTTTACTCCTCTCTCTCTGACGACTTCGCCGGTAAGAAGGCTTTTTTCACTGCCCAGAACTCTGCCGTTTCTTTCAAGGAACTGCGAGGGAAGACGATTGAGATCAAGGATATTGTGATCACTGAGGATGACGTGGTTGACACGGATACTGGTGAGGTTGAGACTCGCCGGGCTATCACGGTGATTGATAAGGATGGAAATGCGTTCGGGACTTCGTCTCAGACGGTTGTTGCTCAGATTCAGCGGCTTGTGGATATTCTGGGCGATGTTAAGTCGTGGCCGGAGCCGGTGGCTGTTGAGATTGGGACTGCGAAGTCTGGGCGTGGTCGTGAGTACACGACGGTGACGCTGGCCTGAAGGGTCCTGTAGGATACTAGTTGCCCCCTGCCCCTTAGGGGGCAGGGGGTGATTGGTTTGGTTAGGTCTCATTGGGGTAAGCATTATCGGTCGTTTAAGCGTGGCGCGAAGAGTGTTCGTAATACGGCTGATTCGATTAGGTCTTTTGTTAGTGGCCTTGATTTTAATCCTTTGCCGGATACTTTGTCTGAGGAACAAGGGAAGGTTAAGGTCAAGTCGGCTAAGACTAGTGCTAGAGAACAGCATCGCTCTGACTTGGATAAGGCTCGTGATTTGTTGCAGGTTGAGCGCGATCGGGCTGTTCGTAAGATGTATAAAATGGCCACTAGCGATGACGGGGCAGATATTCGTGGAACTAAGTACGACCCTTTGGGCAAGTCGGCTATTGGAAAGGTGACGTTGAAGAATGCGGCTAGAGAACTTGAGCGTCTTAGTGAGTTTAATAATTCTGATAGTGTTTGGTATTATCGTGACCGTAAAGGTGATCCCATTTCTGCTAAAGACGTTCGTCGTTATCGCGATGCTGTTCGACGCTATAATGCAGATATAGATGCTTACGAGAAATCGGTGGCTGGCACTAAACTCCCCTACATGGGGGACGTTAGTGTTGGGGATTGGATTAGGGATTTTCGGCCGAAGAAGACATATCTTGCAGGCGGTTCTCATTATGCGCTTGAGCGCATGAATCCCGATAAGCGTCCATCTAATTTCGAGTCCGCTATGGCGATGCGCGAAAAGACTAATTCTGTTTTAGACAGTCTCACTAAGAAAGCAAAACAGGAAAAACTTACTAATGCCAAGAAGCAGATCGCGGCAATGCTTGATGTTATTGGGGACCCTGAATTGTATGACATTCTTACAGAGATTCCCGATGATGTGCTTTGGCTAATGTGGACTGTAAATGGTGATTTCGCCAATCAATTATCTCTCATGTATGAGGCAGCGAAAGAAGGTTATTACGATAGAAAACGTGCTGGACAAGATTTGTGGTATGACGACGTCGAGGAAGCCGATTCTAGTATCAAGTCTTTGCTTAAAGATTTGAAGAATGTTAAGATCAAACCGGAGGACGATTTCAGTGGTTCGCCAATCAACAAGCGCAAGCCCCGCAAGGGGCGGCGTTAGGCGTAGCCACAAGAAGGTTCCTTCGTTTTGCGCGGATTTTGAGACGACCACTGTTGAGGAAGATTGTCGCGTTTGGTCCTGGGGCATCATTCAGGTAGGAAAACTTCAGAATTATTTTGACGGCATTTCGCTTGATGGTTTTATGTCACACATTTCTGAGCGTGCGGCACATATCTATTTCCACAACCTAGCATTCGATGGCACGTTCATTCTCGATTGGCTTTTAAAACATGGATATAGGTGGACCAAGGAAAATCCTGGGGTCAAAGAATTTACCTCCTTGATTTCTCGAATGGGTAAGTATTATTCAATCACAGTAGTTTTTGAAACAGGTTTCCGAGTTGAATTCAGGGACTCATTTAAGAAACTGCCAATGTCGGTTGAAGCAATCGCTAAAACATTTAACCTACATGACCAGAAACTCGAAATTGATTACGAAAAGCCCCGGCCAATTGGGTATATTCCAACAGAACAAGAGAAACGATATCAGCGAAACGATGTAGCGATTGTTGCTCAAGCACTTGAAGTTCAGTTCGCTGAGAAGATGACGAAACTGACGGCGGGGAGCGACTCATTGGCAACCTATAAGAAGATGACAGGGAAACTGTTTATTCGGAGGTTCCCAATTCTCTCCCCCGAGATAGACACAGAGATACGAAAGGCATATCGTGGCGGCTTCACATACGCCGATCCACGTTATGCGAAGAAACTGAACGGCAAAGGTAGTGTGTATGATGTCAATTCGCTCTATCCCTCAGTGATGCGAACAGCACTACTCCCCTACGGTGATCCAATATATTCCGAAGGCGCACCTGTAACTAACCGCCCTCTCTATATCGCGTCGATAACATTTACAGCAAAACTGAAACCTAACCACATACCTTGCATTCAGATTAAAAAGAATCTTTCATTTAATCCAACACAGTATCTTGAAGAAGTAAAAGAACCGACTACAGTAGTTGCAACGAATATTGATATTGAATTGTGGAAAAAGCATTATGACTTTAAGATTTATTCATGGAATGGAACGTTTGAGTTTCGTGGTTCACACGGGTTTTTCGACACTTATGTTGACCACTTTATGGAGATTAAGAAAAACAGCACAGGGGGATTACGGCAAATTGCAAAACTACACCTAAACAGTTTGTATGGAAAGTTCGCAACTAATCCTGACATTACCGGCAAACATCCCACATTGAAAGACAATCGCGTATCGCTGGTAATGAATGAACCCGAAACACGTGATCCCGTTTATACTCCAATGGGTGTTTTCATTACAGCATATGCTCGCAAGAAAACTATTAGTGCAGCACAAGATAATTATGAAACATTTGCTTATGCAGACACCGACTCGCTACACCTCATTGGCCCCACCACTCCCCCGGACTCGTTGTGGGTTGATCCTGTAGAACTTGGAGCATGGAAGCATGAGAGTTCGTTCACAAAGTCTGTTTACATTCGCGCAAAGCAGTATGCAGAGGAAATCGATGGTAAACTTGATGTACACATTGCGGGGATGCCCCGTAACGTGGCTGCCACATTGACATTGGAAGATATGTTGCGTGGCGGCACCTGGAATGGTAAACTGATTCCTGTAAGGGTTCCTGGTGGAACAGTCCTCAAGGACACTACATTTACACTCAAGATTGATTAAGGTTGGTAATCATCATGGCACGTCCTGTTTCTACTCACGCCACTGTTAAGTTCCGTCTCAGCAAGACTGTTATTGCTGACGTTAAGGAGATGCACTGGATTCTCCGTAAGGATGAGTCGCAGATTGTTGAGGAGGCCCTCATTGAGTATCTGGCGAAGAAGGCTCCCAAGTCCGCTAAGTGATTCTTGACCGATTGCGAGGAAGCAACCTAATGAACTGGGCCTTGCTCGGTTGGGTAGCACCCCTCAGGTTCACTTTCGGATAGTTGGGTATTGTGGTAGGCTAGGAACGTAAGTTCCTAGCCTACCTTTTAGGAGGAATTGTGTCGAAGAGAGAAAACGATTACGCGGAAAAGGTGCGCCTACGAGATGAGGCCGATAAGGCCCAGGATGCTCGTACTAGGCGGATTCTTGGCGAGAAACTGTATCAACAGAAAAAGAATGAGGCCAAGGCTAAGGAAGCCGCTAAACCTTCAGTGAAGGAGGTTGTTAAGGACCCCAATAAGTTTGCGGGGGACGTTAACTCGAAAGTTCAGGAGGGCCTTGGAAAGGAGCGTGAGGAGGCCAATAAGAAGGCCGCCGAGGATGAGGCGGGGATGGCTAAGGCTAAGGCGGAACAGAAGGCTCGCCACGAGGCCAATAAGGGCGTTAAGCCTAGCAATCCTGATGATCTCGCTAACCCGAAGAAGGCGGCTGAGGCTGCGCAGAATCAGAATGGCGGCCAACATACAGATGAAGAGTGGCGCCAAATGGGGGAGGACCCCAAGGACCACAAGGGCACACAGGCGTACGATCCGGGCGATACCGACGGCGATGGTGTTGAGGTTTCCGAGGAGAAAGGAAACACCAAGCCGGGTGACCCGATTGTTCCTGAGGAAGAGAAGAAAGACCCTTATGCCGATACTAAGGCGGCATGGCAGAAACTCACCGAGGTTTTCGGTGATAAGGTCTCTAAGCTCCAAACAGAACTCGAGGGGCGTCTAGGGCAGGCCCTTGAGCCCACGGATCGGGAGGTCAACAACCCGTTTGCTGGGGATGACGTTCCCGAGTCCAAGGAGATGAAACTGGACGACGTTAAGGCTACGCTAGATGCTACGAAGACCGATGCCGAGAAGACGGTCAAGGGTATTGGTTCTGTGGGCAAGGCGGCAGCCGAGACGGCCGGGGCGGCTGCGAAGGACACAGGTAATGCTATAGTTGACTCACTAGGCATTGACACTAAGGCGGTGAAAGACACCGGGAAGACGTTGGCAGGTCTTTCGGGACTATTCGCTAGTTCCGATAATGATAATAGCAAGGTTCCTGATTCCGGCTGGAGCCCCAAGTCGATTAACGATCTTTTTAAGGATAACTGATTATGCCACAGTTGCGTGATGACACTTCAAACATTGACATTCTTAACGCCATTCGTAGCGATGCGCGCTACGATTATCAGATGATGGTTCCTGAGGCCACCAAGGCCAATATCCAGGAAACCATTGCGGGAATTATGTCCGATAATATTACTCGTAATGAGTTTATGTCGGCTCTGATTAACCGCATTGGTTCTGTTGTGGTTAGGGACCTCGCATGGAATAACCCGCTTGCTGTTTTCAAGCAGGGAATGATGAACTTCGGAGATACCATCGAAGAGGTTCACATGGACTACATTAAGCCCACGATTTACGAGGAACAGCGCGACTATCTCGAGCGCGACGTCTTCGGCCAGGCTCCCCCTCCGGTTAAGAGTGCTTTCCACACGATTAACCGCAAGGAGAAGTTTAAGATTACGTTTAACCGTGATGTTCTTCGCCGCGCCTTCCTTTCGGATAACGGCCTTTCCGAGATGCTTTCTCAGACCATGGCTGTTGCTGCATCGTCTGACCAGTGGTCCGAGTTCCTGTATATGACTCGCCTGTTTAAGACATATGAGGATTCTTTCGGCTTCTATCGGATGCAGATTTCCGACATGAATACGTTTGAGCCCGACAAGAATAAGGTGGACGCCGCGCTTAAGGCCCTGCGCGTTGCTGCGAATAAGATGCAGTACCCGACGCCAGCATTTAACAGCGCCGGGGTGCACTCGTTTGCTCGGCCTGAGGACCTGGTGCTTATCACTACTCCTGAGTTTAAGGCCAACGTTGACGTGACCTCACTGTCCGCCGCGTTTAACCGGGGAGACGCCGAGGCTCCGTCTCACATTATTACGGTTCCGGGTGAGACGCTGGGAATGGATGACACGTCCGCTATTCTTACCAGCAAGCAGTTCTTTGTTATTAAGGATATTCTCCTTGAGAACAGGACTATCAGCAATCCTGAAGGGCTTTATGACAACTATTGGTTGCACCATTGGTCTATTCTGAGCGCCTCGCCGTTTACTCCGGCGATTGCGTTCGGGACTAAGCCGAATACGATTGTGGTGACGCCCAAGACTGAGACTAATGCCGAGATCACGAACCTTACGGTGGCACGTCCTGACGGTACACAGTCTACGATTATGCCTCCGGGCGCTGTGCGTCAGGCGGCGATTCAGTGGAAGACCGCTCCTGCCAATAAGGGTTACGCGACGGACTGGTACCTTAAGAATGCTAAGTCTAAGGGGACTAAGATTTCCAACGACGGTGTTCTTACTATTGGACCGGATGAGCCTGAGGCGTTCCTTACGCTTGGTGTGAATGTTGACACTAAGGGCGCTAACGGCAACAAGCCTGTCAATAAGGAGATTAGTATCCAGGTCAAGAAGTAGTCTGCTACAATAGAGCAAGGCCCCAACCGATAGGGTTGGGGCCTTGCTTGTTAGGAGGATGTATGCCGAATCAGATTTACGATTTGCCCCCGGATACTGTGGCGGGTCTTTCTTTCGATTATAATGTATGGTCCGCTGGGACTACGCTTTCTATGGTTAACGTGCCTTTCGATAATACGTACCGGGACATTATTGACTGGAAGACCTACGGGAAGACACCTAGGGACTATGTAAGGTCCTTGCCTAAGCGGAATAAGATCGAGTTGTCTAAGATGACCTATCTTGCTCAGGGGCGCCCTATTCGTATTCCTACGCCTTTTAGCGTGGCGAATCAGTTCAATTATGTGATGGTAGAGAATCCTGGTAAGCCTGCGGATATGCCCGGCTTTGAGGGATACACGCCCACCACTTTCTTTTACTTCATCACGTCAATTGACTATGTTGCCCCTAATACCACACAGTTGACTCTCCAACTCGATGTGTGGTCTACTTACTATTCCCGCATTAGTTTTGGATACGCCTATCTTGAGCGCGGACATATGGGCGTCGCCGCAGTTGACGCAAACGACAATTATGGTCGCAAGTGGCTGGTTCAGCCTGAGGGGCTCGATTTGGGCGGTGAACACCGGGTTATGCGAACTTATCGAAAGACTTTAGCACGGGTCAAGGAACAGGAATATGTTGTTATTGTTACATCCACCATTGACCTCGATAAAAATGCTGGATACGGTACAGAGTCCGATCCTAAAGTTAAAATGTCTTTCCCCAATAACACCGAAGGATTGCCGAACGGTGTAGGCATTTACGGATGTAGTTTCAATGACTTTAAAGAAGGAATGTTAGGGCTAAGTAGATATCCGTGGATCGCTCAAGGAATCGGGTCAATTACGATTGTTCCGCGAGACGTTGTTGACCTAAAGGCTGGTAGTGCTTTCCCAGTAGGAAGCGACGGAAACCAAGGCACATGGTTCGCGCTGAATAAGTCTTCCGTTTACATCACAAAAGACTACTCGCTTAACGATGCAAACTTTCGGGATGAATTGCTTAGTTATCTCCCTGAGGAATATCGTCAGTTCAGAAAGTTCGCAACAGCCCCCTACTGCATTCTCGAGTTGACCACATATTCCGGTAACCCGGTTGAGTTCCGCCCTGAATCCGTTAAGACTCAAGGCCTTAAGATTAGACAGTACTCGCATATTGTGCCACCCAACCCGTCAGTGTTTTTCACTTTGCGTGACTATAACACGGTTCACACAGGAAACATTGTCGATATTTACGACGGAAAAGTAAGTGAAGATGTTGGTGAGGCGTGGGACATGTGTACTGGCTACACGTCGTTGCCCACATTCTCAGCGGTTAACAACGCGTCCCTTAATGCCCTAGCGTCTAGTGCACACACTGCGGCGGCTCAAGTTAATAACGCGAAATGGCAGCAACAGCGCGCACAGCGCGCCGCTACTGCCAGTAGGGATATCGCTAACGCTGGTATTGCTGCAACTGCTGCGGGGGCTGAGAACTCCATGTGGGGCAACTCCGCCATGGCTGATTCACAGTCTCGATACAATAACATGAGGGCAACTGTTCAGGCCGCGCAAGGTGGAATGATGGCACTTGGTGGCGCCCTGAATCTTAATGGTCAGGCCGTTGGTGCTGGAATGGCTCAAGCGGCTACTGCGGGCGTTAATGCGATGATTTCCAACTCGCAGGCACAGTCTACTGCGAACATTCAAAATCAGTTGGCTAGCGGTGCGTCTCAAATTAGTCAGACTCAGCAAAGGACGGTGCGCGATACTAACTACGAACTCGCACAGTTCACCGCTAACGGTGATTATGAGACAGCTATTTCTTCGATCAATGCACAACGGCAAGACATGCAGGTTATTCCTCCGTCTGTTGTGGGGCAGACGTCGGGGTACGTTTCTCCGATGGTTGCTCACGGTTTTGTTATTGACTGTAGAATGCGGTTCATTTCAGAAAACGCTATGCATGCAATTGGACAGTTCTGGTTGCGGTATGGATACACAATGAACACGTGGGTCAAGATTCCTAACACCCTTTCACTTATGACAGAGTTTACCTACTGGAAACTAGTTGAGTGTTATCTTGACAAGGGTGACATTCCCGAGAGTTTCAAGGGGACTATTCGAGGAATTTTCGAGAAAGGCGTGACTGTGTGGCGGTCCCCTGATAGGATTGGTAGGACGAACATTAAGCGCAATTTTATTGATACGCGCGTTAAGGTGAGACTAAATGGCTAAATCAGATTATGTGAAAAACGGCATCTATAATAAGATCATGCTAAAGCCTTCATCTTCCAGCGAGGCACGGCAGGCCCAGTTGGAGCACATGTACCGTCGTCAATTGATGGGTAAGTGTCTATCTCGGTTTACCTGGGAGGGACTTCCTAATGGCATTGACCCGCGGTTCATTGAAGCAACTATTTTCAACAACGGGTATTCAGTTTTCTACTTCGACACAATGTTTGAAATGTTCATGGCGATGCCTGCAACAATCTCTGGTCCGCTAGACATTCAGGACAACCCTACGGGTTATCGAGTGTCCCGGAATGGAATCTATTCCCGTGAGGTTGCCGCTTCGGACAGTGTCTGTATTTGGGGGAATCAGGTTCGTGAGCCTGAGATCGACTTGGTTCTTTCTTACGCAGCCAGGCTTGCACAGATCGATAGGACAATCGAGATTGACTTGCTCAATGAACGCAATCCGATGATTGTTGCCTGTAGTCAGGACCAGCGACTCACCATTCAGAATCTAATTTCCCGGATTTACGACGGCGAACCCGTCGTGTGGGGAACAGAGAACCTTTCTATGGATAATCTCGCTAACACTATTGGAGTGTTCCCGCTGAATCAGAACGCTGGTGCGGGCGCCGTTTCCTCAATCAAGCACATGGAGTCCAAGTCCAAGATTTGGGGTGAGGCGCTTACAATGCTCGGAATCATGAACGTCAATTCCGAGAAGCGCGAACGAATGGTTGTTGAGGAAGCGAGCGCGAACTCTGGGCAGGTTCTTGCTTCCCGCGAGTCGTTCATGAAGCCTCGGCTCCTTGCTTGTGAACAGATTAATGAGAAGTTTGGTCTTAATATTTCTTGCTCGTGGGCCGTGGACGACAACGCTGCGCCTAATCTTTCTGACTATCTGACTGAACTCAACACGACTACATATGGAGGGGAGAATGTCGGTAACGACAATAATGTTGCGTGACGTTGTTAAGTTAACAAACGATCACATTGGTTTGGATAACTATCCCATCTTTGATGAAGAGTATCGCAAGACGCTAAATGATCGAATTAAGCGCGAGTACTGGCTACAGGAAATTGCGCACGAAACGATTGATATATTTATCTGGCGCCTCTCTCTTAGAATGGATTTGATTATGCCCCGGTATAATCGAATGTATCTTGCCGAGTTGCAGAACACCGACCCGCTCGAGGGAAACAGGCACTACTCACGTACCGGCCAGGACGGTAGGTCTCAGAACTCTGGGATCAACCACCAGACAGGTAGTGGTAGTGGAACTAACGAGTCAAAGGGGCGCACGGTCGGTTCAGACACACCTCAGACACGTCTAGCAGGCGATGGAGACTATGCTACGAGTATCAGTGACGCTAGTACTGGTGGTAGTTCTACGTCCCGTAACGAGTCTGACAGTACGTCGTCGTCCACGTCGAACTACTCCAACAACCAGAACTCAGAGTCCTGGGGATATTCGGGGAGTAAGGCGCGGGCTATTGCTGATTATCGCAGCACTCTGCTTAATGTGGATGATCTAGTTATCCGCGAACTCAGTGATCTGTTTATGGGAATCTGGGACAGTGACTCAACTAAAACTCCGGGTGGTCTTATCGGGAGTGGTCTTATTGGATATGGTATTGGAGGATACTATGGCTACTGGTGATGAAATTATTGGTAACATTGATCGGGCTATGTGGAGAGTTAATTCGCGCTCGATTAACAATGTGACTCCGTTTACTTACAGTGATGGGCTGACATACATTGACGTGCTTGAGCGGATCCGATCAAGCGTGCTTGATGTAATTGCGTTCACCAACACGTTCGGTGAAGAGCAAGACAAGATTATCAAGCGAATCAATGAAGTTGTGAATACGTTCATTGGTGAGATGGAAAAGACTCATGCCAAATGGGACGCGCAAGCGGAAGAGCGCCGTGTTGCCATCGAGGCTAAGATGCGCGAATTTGGAGACAAAATTGTTACCGCAGCATTTATTGGCGACGACGGTGGAAACACTGTCTCCGCTCCCACAATTGGTAGTGCAAAGTTAAAGGTTCCTTCGAAGAAGTGGCAGGACAACATTGATTCTCAGGTAGGTGAGATCAAGTCCGCCGCAACAGCCCTAAGCAATGACGTCAATTCCCGCATTGCCACACTTAAGCAAAGTGTTGACAATGATTTTTACAACAAGACTGCAAGCGATAAGCGATATGACCCCGTTCATCGCGTCCTTTATCCACACTCGATCATCATCGGTTCCTCCAACGCGGAACCTCGCGGATGGCCTAATGGTGTGTGGGAGCGTTGGTTAACCGCTAAGGGGGAGATTCCTCATAACTACGGATATTCGGGTGGCGGATTTACGAGCACGTCTGATAACAACTTCAATACACAGATTGATCGCGCAATTTCTGGGCTTGACGCAAACACTCAGCGTCTTACTGGACAGATCTATGTTATTGATATGCTTAATGACATTCGAGGACAGAAAGACATTAAGTCTTCCGCCCAAACGTTTGTCCAGAAATGTGTCCGTAGTTTCCCGAACGCGAAGATTTACGTTATTCCTGTTCTCTACAATGAGCATTCGTTGAACAACAACTGGGACATGGCTATGAACTGTGCCCAAGCAACCAACACGATCAAGGAGGTCCTTGAGCCGTATGGAGGTCTAGTTTGTGAGGGGTCTAGGTCTTGGTTCCATAATGGGCAGAATGCCAGGTACTTCCCTACAGAGGCCGGTGTCCACTTCGCGCAGGCTGGCTACGAATTCGCTCAAAGACAGTTTGACAACTGGCTTGAAGGTGGAAGTGGGTGGATTGATTTTGGGTGGCATAACCTTAAGGAGGGGACTAATTATGCTGTAGTCAAGAACGACAACAACTTGCAAGCATATGTTGCCCGAAAAGGAGATATGGTTAGTGTACACGGAATCTTTTCCATGGTATCTGCATCTCAATACTCAACACTATTCAATCTGCCCGCCTGGGCAAGGCCCTATAGGAATATGTACATTCCCTCATGGGACGCCATCACAGCATTTCCGCTCATCGTTGACGTCTCTGGAAACCTGATTGTTAGCACCAACGTTAGCTCTGACAAGACGCTAGGATTCAACGGTACCTATCCCGTGTTCTAAAGCGTAGTCCCTCCCTGGTATAATCCAGGGAGGGACTACTGCTTAGGAGGAAATGTGGCTTGGGATGCTACTGCAAAGAAAGTTGCTGTTAAGGCAATTGGCCAGGTTGAGTCGTCGCTGAACTATGCCGCAATCAACTACAACGACCCCATTACTGTAGGCATGGCGCAGTGGTACGGTACGCGCGCTGCGGCAATTCTGAACCGCATGAGGGCCGCCCACAGTGCTGAGTATGCTCGCGTAGATGCTGGGCTCCGTAGTCGCTTGGAGACGGTCTCTGAGGGCTCGACCTCGTGGAACACCTACTACCTTTCTCGGCAGGCTGGTGATAGTCTTCGTGATCTGTTGCTTGCGTCTAAGGATATTCAGGGTGACCAGATTGTGAAGGACCTTGAGGCGTATTTTGACGTAGCGAAGCGGTACAACATTAACCCTGAAACTGACACACAGGCGTTTATCCTTTTCTGTGTTGCCTACCATCAGGGTCCCCGTTATGCGTTGCAGGCGGCTAATAACTATTCTGGTGGTGGTCTTAATGCCATGTATAACGCGATTATGGCTAACAGTGTGCTGGGACAGTACTATAACCGCTACTCGCAAGCGAAATCAATCATTGCCAACAATGACATCAGTGGTGTAGACACTGGCGTTGGTGGTGGTGCGGCAACTCTCGGCAATGGTGGCACTGTTGGAAGTAATGGTCAGCAGGTAACTGTTAACGGCGGCAAGGTGTTAATTACCGCCGATGACTCAAACATCCTCACACTGCGATCATCGTTCGGCGTTCACCGACTGTACTCAAAGGGCCACAATATCTGGGAAGCAAACATCGGAGATATTGTCCAGAACATCACTAACGGACAATCGGGCGCCACTGCCCCCGGTGGGGGAGGTGGGGGAGGTGGAGCCCCATCTGATGGCTCCAACGGGGCTAAGGCACTCGCGTGGGTGCTGGCCCGCCTGGGTAAGTTCGCCTACTGTCAGTGTCCTGGCCGCCAGGACCCCGACAACTCAGGAATTACCGACTGTTCGGGATTGATGTATGCGGCCTATAAGGCTACTAGCGGTGTCTTCGTGGGCACGTGGACGGGCGACCAGTACTTCCGTGGGCAAGCCGTCATCGAGAGAGGTAGTGGCGCTATGACGGCCGCCCAGAAGGCCCTACTGCGGCCGGGAGACATGATCGTTATGGCGTGGCGCTCCACGGGCAGTGTCTACCCTGAGACGGATCACGTGGAAATGGTTGTGGACCAGAACACTACCGTGGGGCACGGAGGTAACCCGTATTATGGTCCCGTTAAGAAATCTATGGACATTCTAAGCGCGACGCGCTGGTGGACGGTAAGGCGACACTGATGAAGAAAAAGTTTTCCTATTATAGTTTCTCTAAGGTGCTCTCGTATGCGGGCGTCTTTAACATGATCATGGGTGCCCGTGGTCTCGGAAAGACCTACGGCGCTAAGAAGATTGTTATCAAGAACGCGATCAACAAGGGGCAGCAGTTCATTTACCTTCGCCGCTATAAGACGGAACTCAAGGGGCGCAATAGTTTCTTTGCTGACATTCAGCATGAGTTTCCTGATGAGGAATTCCGTGTAGAAGGACAGTTCGCGCAGCGCAAGGTGGGGAAGAAATGGGAGACCATTGGTTATTTCATTCCGTTGTCTACTGCGCAAGCAAACAAGTCAATTGCCTATCCGAATGTGTACACCATTATCTTTGATGAGTTCATCATCGACAAGGGGTCACTACGCTACCTCCCAGATGAAGCGAAAGTCTTCATGGACTTTTATTCCACCGTGGACCGGTATCAGGATAGAGTTCGCTGTCTTATGCTTTCCAATGCGGTAAGCATCATGAACCCCTACTTCATCCGCTTCCACATTGAGCCCAAGGAAGGAATTAGTCGTCACGCTGATGGATTCATCGTCACCGACTTTGTCAACAGCGAGCAATTCCAGTCCGAAGTTGCGCACACACGATTCGGCTCATTCATCACGAACTACGCTGAGGACTATGCCGACTACTCCATCTCCAACAAATTCGCAGACAACTATGACGACTTTGTCATGAGAAAAACCGGAAAAGCAAAATACGCATTCTCCCTGCGCTGCCCCGACGGAGAAGTCTCCATCTGGATCGACGGCGGCACATGGTTCGCCCAACGTCGCCAGCCGCGAGGAGAGCGTGTAAGATGGGCTTATAAGGTCTCTGACCTGCGCGAGGGGGAGAGGTTGCTCATGTATGGTGACAAAGTACTCAGCATTATGAGAAGCACATATCGAAAAGGGCGGCTTTTCTCCGACTCGCCAGAGACTAGAAACATGTTCGCTGAAATTTTTGTCCGATGATACACGTAAACCCCACAACAATTGACGTCGCCCTAATACTCGGCGTCATATCCCTAATCACAATCGCAGGGCGATTCGTCTACCGTGCCAGCCGATTCATGGATCACCTATCATCCATGCTCAATGCTTGGGACGGAAACGACGGAATGCCCAGCGTACTAGACCGGCTTGAAGACATAGAGGAAAAGTTGAAAGACGTCCAATATCACGTCAAGCCAAACCACGGCGGCTCAAGCGTAGACGCGCAAAACCGCCAACTCAAAGAAATCATCACCTACCTCAAGGAGAAAAACAATGGGTGAGCACGAGTCCCCCAAGCCCCCCTTCATCCCCGACGCCTATCGACTTTGGCTCTACGTCGTTAGCGCCGGCATTCTCGTATGCCTCGGAGTTTGGGGCGTCTTTGACGGCGACAAGATTGCTGCGCTGAATTTCCTATTCGCAGCATTCTTCGGCGTTGCTAGCAAGAACATTCCTAGTAAGGAGTAGCAGTGGCAACTCGCGCAGATATCCTCGCCGCCGCCAAGGCAGAGATCGGATACTCCCGATGGGCCGACGACGATGCGGGAACTAAGTACGGTCGCTGGTATGCCCAGGTCACCGGGTCACCCAGTTTCGGGGCCAGTGGGGTACCATACTGCGACATGTTCGTATCCTGGATTCTCAGCAAGGTAGGGATCAACTGGGTGAGCGCCTATGTCCCCTCCCGTGAGGCCCAGGCACGGGCTCGTGGCGTCCTTATCGACAAGTGGGACGTGCGCCCCGGCGACCTCATGACCTTCGACTTCGACGGAGAGGGCATCGCCCAGCACATTGGAATCGTGGACCAGCCCCCGAACTCTGCGGGTGTTTTCTATAGCATTGACGGAAACACCACGTGGGGCACTGGCGGCCCCCAGGACAACGGAGGAGTGGTTGCGCGCCGCGAGCGCCACATTGACCAGGCCCGCTATGGTATCCGCGTAATCGACGACAACTCCGCAATTTCCAGCGGCGGCAACATCGTCGAGATTCAGCGAATTCTCGGCGCCGTACAGGACAACATCCTCGGAATCGACACCGAGAAGCGAATGTGCGCTGTAATCAAGGCCAGCAACTGGGGCGGACGCGAGTTCCCCTGGGGTGTCGCCTACACTCAGGCTGTTGTAGGAACCACTCCCGATGGAATCTGGGGCGATGCCAGCGAGGCCGCACATGACCGCGTCATCGAATCCCTACAGGGTGCCCTAGGCGTCACAATCGACGGCGTATGGGGCCCCGAAACCTGGGCCGCCTGGGAGCGCCTCGCGCGCACCGCAGAGCGCCCATAAACAGTTATCCCCCGGAAGGAACCAACCACTTCCGGGGGATAACTATATTTACCTAACCGCTTCCGTATCCACTCCTAGCGACTCAAGAAAATCAAGATACGTCTCACGACACCGCTCACCACCAGCGTGACCGTAACGCTTAATCGTATTCATTCCAGTCACCTTATTCGAGAACACCACTCGGTTATCAGGCCAGCCGTACAAGTCAAGACGAAAATCAAGGCCGTCAATCAGGATTCGATCACAGTGGACGCGGATACGGTAACCGGGCAGTTGATCTACAAGATTAAGTTTCTCGGCGAATTCCCGCATATAATACATTAAATAACTCCCATGCTTTCCATGCCCATTTCCAACAATGCTTCATTTCTTTGACTCATTGAATCATAATGAATAATTGTTCCGCTCGATGACTCAAAATGATTCCACACTTCCATTGTGTAGTCATTAATCAAGCGAAACGCTGTACACCCACAATAAAGAATATTACAGCCACCAGGTGTGTAGAATTCTCTCATGCCATAGTGACGCAATTTTCTTTTAGTCATCTGAATTGTCATCGCTATCACACTTCAACGACTTAATCCAAGCCGCCGATCGTTCAGGAGTGTCATTAAGACATGTATGCTTAATATACCAATTTCCGTTGCCGGTTCGAGTAAGCGTAATTCCCTTAGTCATATTCCAAACCTGTCTTAGTATTGAGAATAGTGTGAATGTCTACGATTCGATACTTATCACCTTTCCAGTAATGTAGGCGCATAGTGTCAGGATAATAACGAACATTCCAGCCCTTAATTAAGCGATCCGTTATAAAATTACTCATCTTCCAGTTGGTGAGAACAACAAAATCATCGCCCTCACCATGATGACTCCGTTTCATCTAATTAGTTCCTTGAAGTAGTTATTCAACCTACGCTCAACCAACTTTTCTAACAAATAAGCATACTCATCTTTGGTAATTTCTCTATCCTCCTGGCCTTCGCCAATAAGCAAATAAGTCACGATGAGAACCTAACCTGAAACAGTGCGCCATTTATTGCGTCATACATATTATTGTATGAACGAATATAGCCGTGTCTTCCCACCAATTCATAGTATCCAGCACAGATATTAATGTAAACGTCGTCTGAATAATACCAACGATTACCCACAGTATTGATTGGCCTACTTATTGTCAACGATGTACCCCTTCTCAACCAAAGCGTTCCAATCGGCATCGCTCAACTCAAACTCGACACCCTCATCCAACACAATCTTGTGACTCACAGCATGTCTCCAACTCAGTTCA